TGTCCACCACCAGTACTTAAAGTACCGATTGTTCTAGCCACTGCTGTTCCAATTCCTGTTCCTTGTGGAGTTTGGATCGCGTTGTCGTATCTGACTGACATAGTGATAGTTGCTGGTTCTGAAGTTGTGTATGCCAACGTGTTGTAGTTCACGTTCTCAATGTAAGCACCGTATAACTCAAATGTCTCTAACACATTTGGTGCACTCGCTCCGTTACCACCATCTAGCATTTCTATTCTACCAGTGAATTTGTAATCAATACCTGATGCCGCACTTGATTGTTCAAAGAAATCAAACTGTTTCTGGATCTGTTCACCAACCAGTTTAGTCACTGAGTTGTTCACATCATCTCTCAATGTGATTGTTATTGGATCCCAAGTGTGTTTACCTGCAACATAAACTTTTGAGTTGTACACATCTAGTGTCACTGTGTCAAAAGTCAAGTTGGGTCTTGTTATATCCATCACTTGTTTTGTTAATTCTGATCTTGGTGTTGATACTCCAAAATTTTCCAGGATTGCTCTAAAACGATACTGTAGTTTTGGCATCAATAAACCTTGTGATGCTGAACTTTGATCGTTTGCTAGTGGTACTGTAAATTTTGATAAAGTTGATATTGCCATCTGTTTCTCCTATTTATTCAAAATTAGTTCCCTAACTTTGCAATTTCTCCTGTGTTTTTGATTCTCAACGGTATGTAAATGAATTCAACTGATTTGATCGGCTCAATTGCGATGTCTACATACAGTTCGTTTCTGTCTATCCTTGTAGGTGTGTTATTTGTGTCATCACAGACTACTAGGAAGTCGAACAATGCTCTCTGGCCAACGAGTTCTAACAAGAATGATTCAACTGCGCCTTTGATCTCATTCCTTGTAAGTTCATCATTTGGTTCGAATATGAACGGTTTAGCAATAGTGTCTAATTGTGTTCTTAGATACACTGCCAATCTCGAAACGTTTATTCTGTCCAAGGCCGAACTTGCTGAAGTTTTTGTCAAGTTACCAAAGTTTACAATCCCTGCTCCTGAGAAGAATGTTATTGGATTGACTTTAACTTCGTGCATTGAATCTCTAACAGACTCCGTCACAGATATTGTTTCAAACTCTCCAGAACTTGTATCTATGTAACCAACTGATGTAGCGTTGTCAACAACACCTCTTCTAGTCCCTGCTGGTGCGAACCATGGGAAAGCGATGTTGTCGTTGTTTGCTAGTGTTCTCAACATCATGTGTGATGGTGGTACAACAATAGTTTTACCTGTGTTGTCAGTTGTTTGTCCTGATGGGTAAAACACTCCCAAGAAATCACTTGAACTGATTAGGCCATCTTCGCCGTTGTCAAGTGCACCTGCTGTGTTATTAGCCCAGTTTTGTATGTTAGTTGACGTACCTTCTAATCTCAAAGGTGTGTCACCTACTACAAACGCCGTGTTGTTTCTGTCAGTGTTCAAGTTAATCATGTTTTGTATCAGTTCAGGGTAACCAGGTACAGCAATCACGTTGTAACCTCTTTGGTCTTCTCTGATTGCTTGGTTGGTATCGATCTCTGATTTAAGTTGTTCAACAATAACTTTTCTCTGTGCTTTTCTTCCGAAAGATCCAGAGCCGTCTGCGTTGTTGCTTGATTTAGTAACCCATCTGTCAGGGAAGTAACCACTCACAAGCTCATTAGAAGCTCTGATGTTACCTAAACCTGATGATCCACTTCCTGGATATTTTGTAGAAGTGATATGGTTGTTTTTGTATTCCTTGACATTGTAACCAGAACGTCTGGTGTTCCAAAGCAAGATACCCTGTGGGAAGTTTGCTGGATCTGGAGCATCTGGGTCTAGGAAGCCATCACTTAACAAGTCTTTGATAGGACTCATTGGACCTGCATTACCTGTTTCCAGTTGGTCTAATCTGTCCGCTGTAGTTTGCATTCTTGCATCCGCGAAAACTATACCATCTTCTGTGGTTTGGTCTGTTTTGTCAACTAATTCAAAAGCCGCGCCTGTAGTTGTTACTGCAACTTGGTTGGCTGTGTTTGTAGAACTTAGAGTTGCCGCTGTGTTATATCTGTAAAGTTTTGGATAGTTCTCAAGGTCGCTTGTGTCAATCCATAAGTCGTTAGTCACAAGTGCTGTACCATCTGATTGGGTAGTTGGTGCTGTTGCACTGAACTGCGGACCATTAGGGTCTGTTGTAGAGTATGCTGTAGCATATCCAACGAAAGTTGTTCCGTTGTGCGCCATGATGTCTGCTTCGTCTATTGAAGTAGCGTACCAAAGTGTGCCATCTGCTGGCTCACTTGACGGCTCACTCAATGATGCAGTGTAGCTCAATCTTTTGAAGTTTGAAGCCACAACAGCATTGTTGGCTGATGAGTCTAATGATTCTCCTGTAGGAGCATCGTATAAATTATCAATCAACGTTGAACTGTTTGCTGTGAATGATCCATAACTGTGTGCAGTGGTTGTGCTTATACCTGCGTCTGCTAATGGAGTACCTGATGTGTCTACCATCCTGAACTCACCGCCCAGTTTGTGTTTGATCTGTATTGCACCAATGTTATCACCTGTAGTAATAACCTCTGCTTCTAAGTTTGTGAAGTTCGCTGTTGAGAAAGCAGTCACAAAGTCGTCCGCGTCACCTAACGTAGAACCGTCTCCTGAAATCATAGTAACTGTTTTTGCAGTGTCTAATGCTTCTTGGTTCTTCAATGACTCTTGTACAGAGAACGTCTCACCTGCTGTGAAACTTGGATCTTTTGTCTTAGACTGAATTATTGTTGCTCCGCCTTCGTATCTGAAAAGTTGGAAGTCGCCCACGTTAGCAGTGGTGTCCACTCCACCTAGGTCATCTGCACCCATGCTCTCTTCAGTGATGTTGAATTGTGTGTAAAGTTGTCCTGTTGTCAATGCAGTTCCACCGTTGGCCGCGTCTAGGTTAAAGATCGCTGAGTGGTTTGTTGCAAACAATGGCGCCGCCACTGTTGAGAAACTTGCACTTGCTGAACTGTAAAGTTTCGCTATGATGTTCGCACCTGCGTTTGCAGAAGATGTCTTGAACCAAACTGATCCGTTTGGTCTGTTTTCGTCTGCAGTTTTCCATGTTGGTCTGCTAGTGTGTTTTGCTTGTAGGAATTTAGGTCCTTGGTATACACCAGTTGTGATTCCTAGGCTTGCTAATAGACCAGTACCTTCATTAAATCTGATAGATCCTGCACCACCTGTTGAGTCACCTGCATTTCTTCCATTGTGGAAGATCTCCAAGTTACCTGTTACACTGTTAACACTTGCAGTAACGTTAGTTACGTTTGTACCAATTGCTGTTGCAACATTTGATAATGCTGTGCCTGATACTGTGATTTCCGTATCGTTCAATACCATTTTGTGTCCACTAGTAACTGTCGTTCCTGAAGCAACTGTAATAATTGGTAATGCCGCACTCCAGGCACTTGAACCTACGTGGTTCCATTCATTACTTGCGTTCTTTTTGTAGATCTTGTTTGACACGTGTGTCGTGTTGATTGCGTAACTTCCGACAGATCCAATGTTCTGTTTTGGAGCACCTGTTGAAGCAGATCCTACAAGGTCAGCAGTCGTAGTAATTAATATTGGAGTAATGGCTGTAAAAGTTTGATCAGTCTGTGACCATTCGAATAAACCGTAACTGCTTGATGCAAGGTCAAACCAGTATGTTCCGTCCGTTGGTCTCGCTGTCGGTGCCGAAGCACTTCCAACTAATTCTGATGTGTCCACATTCGCTCTAAGAACAAAAGCTCTGTTGGCAACTCCTAAAAATGAGTAAGCCGCTTGTAGTCCCCATTCGTTCAATTCATAACCATGAAGTGAACTTCCTGATGCGTCTGTGTAGAATTTTGGATCTCCAAAAGTCTCTGTTAATTCTCTTTGAGAAGAAATCAAGAAAGCAGTGTTGGCGTTAGCCGTTTGTGTTCCTGACGCTGTGCTGTCTCCTGCCCCTGTTTTCTTGTCCTGTGATGATGCTACTATGAATAGTGGTGTTGTACCCGCATCTGATGGTACATAAAAGCTCTCGTTTATTACTGAAACTTCTACTCCTGGTGATGTTAATGCCATTTTTCGTATTCTCCTTGCAAGTTACGTATATACTAGAGTTATTTATTCAATCATACGGTTTTGCAGACATAATTTACCGTTTTCTTGGTGCCTATATAGGTGACGTAAATACACACATGCAATACAAAGACAGACCGTTGTGTACGGAGTGTAAGACCAAGCCTAGGGCTTATGCCTACAAGAGATATGGCAGAGTGTATTGGCGTAGCAAGTGCGACACCTGTATCAGGAAAAAGGCAGGTAAGCGGGTTGGCGGTGTGACTGCACTACAGAGATCAGGATACAAGAAAGATCGGAAGTGTGAACTGTGTGGATTCAAAGCACAGGATAAAGCACAACTTGATGTGTTGTTTGTTGATGGCGATCTTAGAAATACTACTGCTACAAATCTAAAAACTGTTTGCGCCAATTGCCAAAGGTTGGGCAGTACTCGTAGGCTCGGTTGGCGTGTTGGTGATCTTGTCGCTGACGATTAGGTCGTCTATCTTTTTGTACAATTCTTCTTTAGTGCTATTATTCTCTATGACGAAATCAAATTCTTCCTTTGCCCAAGCATATTCTGAAGTGTGTATGCCTTTCGGCTCTATGTTTCCTTCCACATAATTAACAAACCAGTCTGGGTCTTGCCCTCTTTTAACGAGTATGATTTTACCACCGTGTGCTCTGATCTGTTTTACTTCGTTTGGAAATCTTGTATCTGCAATTACTGTATTTTGACCTTTATACCTTCCAATGCAACTGTCCACCCATATTCCGTCATACATTTGACCACGCATAACTTCAGTACCAAAGTATTGTAATACCCATCTCGGAGTTGTGGGTTTGCCAAATTTCTCACTCCAGTAATGATCCGGCTGTTCTCTCCAGTACCTGCTTGATTCAGTATCTCCTTCTAGCATATTCCTGTCCCAGTTGAACATTGATGCAACGGCATCTTTAAGACTTTTGGCGAAACTGTCTTTGTGATATCCATGTCTTTCTACAAGTCTATCCGCGACTGTTCCTTTCCCAGAATTTATTAAACCTACTACACCTATTAACATAGGTTTATTATACTATTTTTTTAAAC